GCTTCATATCCTAGTAGACTACTACCTCTTCTGCTTAGATTAATAAAAGTAGGCACTGCTTCTTTTAAATTAGTGCTATTTTGGAAGTTCTCTATAACATCAATAGCATAAACATCTAATTCGTTTGCAGCCTGTATTACAGCCGCAGTCAATGCAGCCGCAGCTTGTTCATTGTCTGTGCGTTGAACGAAAAAACTTTTGACTAGCTCGTAGTCATTGTCTGTCATTTTTATTTGACTGTTGAAATAGTTAGTGAAATAGTCCTGCACACGTTGATCGAAATTACTTGTAGGATCTTTTACAGGTAAGTTAGTACTTTGAGCCATGTCATTACAATCTTTCTAATCTTATTTGTTCTCGAATATTGTTTTTTTCACCGTCAGGCACGCTAGGATCTCTTAAACGCTGTTGCAGTTGCGATAGCCTTTGTGCTCTTGTACCTGCTGTATTAGTAGTGCTAAAAACAGGTTTTGTGTTACTTATTGTGTTTGGCGATGCAATCGATCCATTGTTTTTTGGAATAGTATTTGCAAATCCTATATTAGATTGGTTAGTAGAATTTGATGTCCCAGAAAATTTATTGCTGGTAATATTTTGTCCCTGAGACTTGATAACATTGCCTGAGAAAAAATTAGTAACACTGTTAACAATATTATCTGGACCTACAAAACTATCTTCTAGTAGTTGCTTGCCAAATCCAGTGACTGGTACGAGAACATTACTTGTAAGTTTTTTACCAGAAATTGCATTATTGGCAAGAATACTCAATGTATCCGATAAAACATTTCCTGTTAGCACTTGTTTTTCGCTTCCATAAACAATTTCTGCATCCTTAATTACACCAATAAGATTACCTCGAAATAAATCTTTGCTCTCTTGTCCACTTACATTTTGCAATGACCCATTGATAAATGCTGTATTTTCACTATTAACAGGAGCAATGTCACTACGTTCTACATCATAATGGATATCACCAAAGCCGCGAGGTGTAATTTCATTTACAAATCCTGTGGCATACTTCACAGTTTCGTATGCAAACTGTACACTGTGTTGCATAAAACTAGGATTAGCATATGCATGACTATCATGATTAAAAGCAGTAATAATTGGATTTATCAATGTATATTCAGCAAACTTATGATTGTGCATGCTATAAATCTTAATGTCTTTAAAGAATCTTTTGTTGCCTCTTTGAAATCCCCACTGTTGTTGTACTCTTTCGTTATATTTGTCATATGGAGTATAACTATTGCTGTTTAATTCATATGTAGGATCAGCGTTATAGAAAGTATAGTAGGTATGCCATAAATTACGAATTAACTCTTTTACATCATCATGAAATACCGCAGTAATAGGTTGATACTGCATTCCATGATGACTTTGCACTTTTCTATTGTACTGGTTATGAGTTTGAACATCAATTGTATATTGAGGCAAATCTATACTTTTAACAAGTATGGGAATTTCTAATTTATCAATTGTGTTAAAAAGTGTAGCTGCTTCGCTAGTAAAACTGAACACAACATGAAAAAGATTACTATGTCTAGGTTGTAATTCAAAATTATTGTCAACAAAAGTGCGCGACGCATGTTTATAGTCGCGCATTGTATCTGTTGCATTTAAAGGCTGTAATTGACTGTTTACACTAGCCATCGGAAAAAACTCCTATTAGCCTGTAATAGTTTGACCTAGTGTTCTCGCTACACTTGCACCTACGCCTTCACCAAGTGGTGTTTGCACAGCGTTGTCAAATCTTAGGTTCATAGTAACCGTTGCCGCATCGTTACTAGCATAGTTAAGATCGCCGTAGTTTACACTTGTAATGAAACAACCATACATTTCCCAAGTTTCAAGCACACTAGGTGCATTAGCACCATTACCACCGTCTAGTAATTCAAAACGTGTGATAAATTTGTAATCAATACCTGAACTTGCACTGCTCTGTTCCATAAAATCAAACTGCTTCTGCAATTGCTCTCCTACCAATTTAGTAACACCACCGTTGACATCGTCACGCAAATTGACTGTGACAGGGCTCCAAGTATGCTTACCAATCAAGTAAGTTCTACTGTTGTAGATCTCAATTGGAAGTTCGTCAAATGTAACTTCTGGGCGAGTAATATCCATTACCTGCTTTGTAAGTTCTGTACGTGGAGTACTAATACCAAAGTTCTCAAATGACGCACGAAAGCGATATTTAAGTTTTGGCATCAACAAGCCTTGGCTGGCCGCGCTCTGATCACCGTCAATAGGTACTGTAAATTTGGTTAATGATGAAACTGACATTTCATTCTGCTCCTAATAATTATAAAAGTATTTATCTAATTTGACTCATAAAAAATGGGGGGTATGGTTAACCCCCCACTTTTTGTTGGTTTTTATACTGAATTTGCAGACGCTGTGTTTCCGCTTGCAATTTCACCTGTATTTTTAAGTCTAATAGGAATGAAGATAAATTCTGCTGCCTTAGTAGGCTCAATAGCAACATCAACGTATAGTTCGTTGCGATCAATTCTATCTGGAGTATTATTTGTCTCATCACAAACAACCAGGTAATCAAATACACCACGTTTTGCTACCAAATCATTAAGAGTTTGTTCAACTTGCTGCTTTAGCTCATCTCTTGTGATCTTATCGTTTGGCTCAAAAACAAAGCCTGTTGCAATCGATTGCAGTTGACTTCTAAGGTAACCTGTAAGACGTGCTACGTTTATACGATCTAATGCACTAGGTGTCGTTGCACGAGTTTTGTTGCCGTAGTTAAGAATACCACTTCCATTAAAGAATGCAATTGGATTAATTCTGTTTGTATAAAGTGTGTCTCTTACACTTTCACGAATGTTATCATTTACAAACGCACCTGTTGCACTGTTAATATATCCAATACTTGCAACGTTGTCTACTAGACCACGTCTTGTGCCTGCTGGTGCAAACCACTGGAAACTAATATCATCACTTCTAGCAATTGTGCGTAGCATCGCATGACTTGCTGGAACAATGACTGTGTTGCCACTGAGATCATTGGTTGATGCACTAGGATAAAATACACCTAAATAAGGATCACTAGTTACCATTCCATCTTCGCCGTTGTCTGTAGCAGCCGCAGAATTTGTAGCCCAATTTTCAAGAGCAGTGCTTGTTGCCGCTAATCTCATTGGAGTATCGCCAACTACAAAACATGTTTGACGTCTGTCGTTATTAAGACTAACCATGTTACTAATCAGTTCTGGATATCCCGGTGCTGCAATAAGATTGAATGTTCTAGAATCTTCTCGTAATTCTGCACTAGCATCTAGTGCTGATTTCATTGCATTAGTAACAATTTTGCGTACTGCTTTACGTCCAAATACACTACCACTCTGTGTTACCCATGCATCCTTTTCAGTAGGGAGTGTTGGATAAGCACTTGTATCACTAAAGTTAGTGCGTGAGAAGTAATCACTTCTAAACTGTTTTACGCCATATGTGCTACGACGTGTGTTAAACAGTAGCATACCACGTGGATAAATTGTAGGATCCGGCTTATCAATATCTAAATAATCACTTGTTAAAAGTGTAGCAGTTGTTGGAATATCACCTGTTACAACATCAGTTGTGCCATCACCTATGAAACGTGCATCACCAAATAGTATGCCATTTTCAGTTGTGTTGTCTGTTTTATCAATTGCCACCCAACGCTGTTCTCCACTTACTGTCTGATATCTATATAGTGAAGGATAGTTTTCCAAATCACTTGTATCAATCCAAAGATCACCATTTACTAGTGCAGTGTCATCGCTTTGAGTAGTTGGTGCTAGTGTGCTAAAGATAACACCGTCTGGACTTGTATCGCCAAGTGCAAAACCTCTTGTGTCAGTTATATTTTGATAACCTCTCCAAGTTGTTCCATCGTGTACTAGGATGTCTGCTTCAAATCCGCCTGTATACCAATATGTCTCATCTGCAGGATTTGCACTAGGAGCACTTACACTTGCAGTATATGTGTCTGCAATCCAGTTACTCAAAATAATGTCACTGTTGTTACCTGCACGAACCTGCTTTGTTGTAATACTTGTTGTAATACCTGCATCTACTAGTGGAGTGCCACTTGTATCTTTTAGTATAATTACACCGCCTGCTCCATGCGAAATTACAAGATAACCAGCACTATTAACACTTGCACTTACATTAGCAACGTTTGCACCGTTAATGTCACTTGCCATATTTGCTAGGCTTGTTCCACTTAGTACCACTGTAACTGCTGTTGTTAGTGTTGTACTATTTGCCGCACTTGCTTGTATAGTGAATGTTTCACTTGCTGTAAGAGGATTTGCGCTGTTAATAAGTCCTGTAACTTGAAGTGCGCCTGCGCTGTATCTTTCAAACAATTTGTATGTAACTGTATCGTTTTCACTAACATCGTATTGCACATAGTAACTGCCTGCTGCAATAGCACTACCGCCTGAGGTATCTAAGTTTTTAAGTGCAGTTTGATCATTTGTATATGCTGGCGCATTACCGCTAACAAAAGAACCTGTTGATGTGTTATATGCACTAACATCTGCTAGGAAACCTAGGTTACTTGAAGTTGTTTTTACCCAAACACTGCCTGTTGGACGTGGAGTTGTATCTGTTGACTTCCATGCTGGAACAGTATAGTGTGGATCTTGTGCAATTAGTGGCCTTGCATATGTGCCTGCTGTTAAACCTGCATCTGTAAGGATCGAACCACTTCCGTTAGCAAGAACAATTTTTCCATCTGCTACACTGCTAACACCAACTGCAGTACTGTTAGCATAAATTTCAATCTTATTGTTGTGTACATCTGCTGTTACACCGGTAATACTTGCATTATTAATACTAGTCTTTAGATCTGTTACTGTACTACCTACCATGTTTACAGTTGTGCCATTGATAGTAATAGTATTGCCGTTTGTAAATCTTGGACTTGCTACTGTACCTGCAATAGTAGCATGCGAAATCTGCCAACTTGCACTACCAACTAATACCCAAGCATTGCTACGATTTTTGTAATACACAGGATTGCTAGTGTTTGTTGCAACTAATGCATAATCACCAATAGCACCAATTGAAGTTTTTGGAACACCGCCTGTTAAATCTGTTGTACTTGTAATTACGGTTGGAATTTTATTAGTAAAAGCACCTGTGCTTCCGTTCCACTCAAAAATACCCCAACGTGTATCTGAACTTACATCCCACCATGTTGTGCCATTTGTTGGATTGCCAAGTGGACGACTTGTGCTGCTAACAAGTTGACTTAAATCAATGTTTGCTCTAGTTATATAAGCACGGTTTGTAATTCCAAGCATACTATATGCTGCCAATAATCCGTATTCATTAAGTTCATATCCGTTGATCGGAGAACCTGTTGCAGTGTTATAAAATGTTGGATTTCCAAAAGTTGAGGTCAGTTCTCTTTGACTTCCAATTAAGAAAGTTTTTCCTGCATTAGCTGCAGTTGTTCCTGATGCTATGCCTGATCCTGTACCGCTAAGTTTGTCTTGGGCTGTAGCAATTACAAATGATGCTACTGTGCCTGCTTCGTTTGGTGTGTAGTTGCTTTCGTCAATTACGGTGACTTCTACACCTGGTGATATTAATGCCATGTTCTGTTCCTTATCTCTCACAAGATTTTTTATATATAATATTTATCCATACCACCTTAAAAAACACCTGTTTTACTAAATCCCTTTAAAGGTCCGTGGTTAAATACACTATGAGACCTCATTGTGACATTTGCGGGCAACGTCCTAAAGCAGTAAACTACAAAAAAGATGGTAAGACTTACTATAGGCGCAGATGTGAACAGTGTTTGAAATTACACAAACCTGTTAAACCTTTGTGGGTTGATAGTGGATACAAAGTAAAAAGGAATTGCGAGGCTTGTGGTTTCAAGCCTAGCATAAGAAGCCAAGTAACTGTATTTTATATTGATAGTGATTTAAATAATGTTGCTAAAACAAATCTTAAGACAGTCTGTCTTAACTGCAATGCAGAACTGATTAAAACGGGATGGCACCGAGGCGACCTAACACCTGATGCCTAAGTTCAACTAAAGTACTTTCATTATAGATGATTTCATCAAATTTATCATTGGTGTTTGCCCACTTCCATTCACTTGGATGAATATCCTCATCTGCCATAAACTTGCTTCCAGTTTGTGTATCCAAAACTGCTTTACTCCACCACTCTGGATTGTCGCCACGTTTGGTCCACCAAATCTCACCGCCTATATCACGGATCATTTTTATTTCATTTTCAAAACGCACATCTGGAATTACATATTGTCCTGGATTTTCAAGTATTTGTTTTTTTATTAGGCTTACCCAGACTCCGTCATCAAAGCCATTACGCATGCAATCAGTACCAAATAACTGAAGCACCAAACGAGGAGTGACTTCCATCTTTGTTTCATTACTCCAAAAGTCGTCTGGTTGTTCACGCCATTGTCTTGATTCATCTGTATCTCCTTCTAGCAAGTTTCTGTCCCATCCAAAGATAGTACTAACCCCATCTTTAAGTTTATCAGCAAAACTTACTTTAGTAAATCCTTGATCAACTAAAATATCAGCCACAGTTCCTTTACCGGAGCCAATTAATCCGCAAATTCCTATAATCATGAAAACCTCTTATTAGCCAATTACAAATGAAAGTGGATCACTACCGTCAACATAGTTGCGTAGTTCCTCATCGAGTTTGTCCATTTCAACCTGTGCTTCTGCTTTTAGTGCATCACCATTTAAACTGGTTCCGCCTTGCGGCCCTGCAATAGTTGAGAACTTTGAACGTGCTTCGCCTAGTGTGTATTTTGCAAGTGCTAGTGCATAATCTTGTACCCACGGACCAGCGTGTCTGTCTTGTAGCAGTCTGCTTTCTGGACGCAGGTTGTAAGTCCATAGCACAATCTGTTCGCCATCTGCACTAAACTTACGAAGCAGTGTAATCTTTTTAGTAACAGGATTAAACTCAAAGTTAATAAAGCCACCGAACAGTCTAGCACTTAGTTCTTGATACTGATAGTACATTTCATATGTTGCCATACCACCAATACGTCCACTTTGTAGCAAGTAAGTATTCTGAAATGCTGCCTCAAAAGGTTCAAACTGCGTACCAGTATCACTGGAACCACTACCAACACTACGTCTAAATGCTTGACGCACTTCTTCGATTTCGTCTGGAAGTGTATATTCTTGCTGTTCTTTTACAACACTTAAAAACACATAGGAACTTTCATATGCATTTTGACTGCGTTGACGAAAACGTTTTACTGCTTTGTCAATGCTATTGTCATAATGTTCCGGATCCAGTTCAACATCTACCATTCCATCGCCTAAACGATAGCGAATGTAATCAGTTGTATCTGCTCTTAGTGATTCTAGGGTTGCCATAGTGTATCCTTGTTCTTACACACTATTTATTACTTTACTGCTTTAAGAATCACAGTATCAGCATTAAAGCGTCCGTTCATTTTTGTTTCTACGCCTTTGATATTGTCTAAGAACTTTCGCAACTGGACCTTACCACTCTTGTTAAAGTCTGCTAGTTGCTGTTCTGGTTTGCGAAGTGTTTTTGCAACGCTTTGCTTCTCATCAAAGAACTGCAGTGTAGTTCCTTTGATTTGCAGTGTAGCATGATCCTCGGCAATGTACTTGCCTAGTTTGCGTGTCTTAGTATTAAACACCCAAACTTCTGTAGCATCAATGATATCTACAGGATTAATAGAGGCTACTTTATACTTTTCGTCGGTTATGCAAT